TTATCTTTCTATTGCTGGTTGGGATTTCGCTGAGAGCGTAAATCACCTATATTTGATTACTATCGCTTCTAAAGTTGTAGGCGTGAAATATGTTGATTCCATGGATGTTTCTATTACGGGATCTACAAGTTTTGCAACCGACTCTACAAATGATGTAACAATTCTTGAAAAAGGCGCTATACCAATCGGTAACTGCACAACGATAGCGACTGCATAAAAATGGGAGTAATATTCAATTACCTTGACGAGACTGAAAGAACATTTTTAGAACCCGCAGTTTTTGCTGCGGGAATTGATGATCTGTGGACATCTGACGGAACTCTTTCTCTTGACGCGGTCAATTATCAGGACGCCGAATATGGTTCTCTTAAACTTGTGCCATCAAGTTCAGAAAATTATGTTCGTTTTAATAGTTATCCGACTACGGCAAGCATCCCTTCTCAATATGCCTTGACGCTTCCGATAGATAACCAAGATTACATTGAGTCTTTCATGTGGGTGAAACCATCAAAAAACTGCACCGTCTTTTTTAAAACTATTTTATCTGAAGTTACCTTTGACGAAAACACTTCATCATTTTCTTTTGTAGATCCATTCAATCAGGTTGTTGGTAATGAAGGTTCTTTAGTTGTTGCTCTTGGTGGAACAGACACACCAAAGTGGCAACTAATTAGGTCGGTTCCTGTTGAAATTCCTGATACGGGCAGATGGGCAATTCAACTACAACTGCGTGTTGTTTTTGCAGACACGACAGATGCATATATAAATATTTCCAGACCGACAGCACATGCCTCTTTAAGACTTTTTTCAAACGACTTTTTAACTAGTGTTTTAGAATATTTGCCAGAAGTTTTTCTTGAATCAGATACTGCAAATTATTCAACAAACCAACCCACGTTCCCACTATCTCGTCTTGTTGATGTAATGACTTCTGAAGCAAATAATGTTTTAACAAAGTCTAATTCTTTTGAATATGTTGACAGCAGTGAAGGTGGAGATCCAAATGTTTTGGGCACATTAAGCACATTTGTGAATCCTCAAGTATGTGACTCTGCTTACTTAACTTACCTTGCACAATTCAGGGGACGACCAATATTGGTGACATATCAGCCCTCTACTGAAGGTGTTGGTTGGGAAATATTTGCGTTAAACGACAGTCTTTTAGATTCAGGTGATGTTCTTGGCAATGATGCCATCAACCTTGGTGGGCTTCCTGCTGGTATTGACTCTTTTGCTCGCTGGCAGGTAGAGACTGGCTACTACGGGCATAATGCGGGGACTCTTGATTCCATGATCGGAGCCATCCAAAGAAATCTCACGGGAGCAAAAGTTGTCAATTACACCATGACACAAAGTTCTGTTGCTTTCACAACGAGTCAAGCCGAAACTTACGGAACCGTACCTGAAGATGTAGGAACATCCAACAGTATTATTTTAACTCTAATTGAACCTGCAAGACCTCTTGGAATGCTTGTCACCCACACACTGACTGCGTGATGTAGAATATGTAGGTAAGCCAAAATTGGAGGATTCATGGAAGAAGAAAACAATGAAACTTCTGTGGATAAAGAAGTTGAAGAACTCCTTCGGGGGGCTTTACCTGAAAATCTTGTAACCAATTTTGTGCTTATCGCAGAAATAGTATCTGACTCTAATCAAGAGTTGGTACTAACCATTTCGGATTCAATGACCCCATGGCTTGCCAATGGGATGCTAGAAACCGCAATGGAAATGATGCGTGCAGGAGAGTACCAATTCCCTATAACGGAGGAAAACAATGGACAAGAATATTAAAGCGAATGTAAGCGATCAGGCTGTCAAAGGCGCCCTTCTGGGTGGTCTTGGATATCTTGCTAACAAGTGGGGTGTTTCGGCTGAAGTTGTGGCTGTAATCATGCCTGTTGCTCTGACTGCCCTTGCTTGGGTTTCAACCAAGATCGGCGACAAGAACACGACAGCGATTTTTTCGGCTGTTACAGCAATCGTTGATGCTCAAGCAAAAAGCAAGAAAAAGGCTTAACGCTTCAAATCTAATACGGGTAAGTGTTGTATTCTTGATAGGTGGTGGCGGTTTTTACTGCTTTACAGATTGAGGACTGATGCTTGCAGGGAAATACAATATTGTGTGCGATCAGGGGTCTACTTTTACTCGTACCCTTGAAATCAAAACTGCCGAAGGAACCGTGTTTTCTTTGGTGGGCTACACGGCTCGCATGGAAGTTCGGCGCACGCTTGATGCCTCGTCCACGATTGTGTCCCTAACCACTGCCAACGGGCGAATCACCATCAACGGTTCTCTCGGAACAATAACCTTAAATTTGACTGCGGTTGAGACTGCGGCTCTTACACAGAGCGGGGTTTATGACTTGGAGATAGTCAAAACCGCTACAGGCGATGTTTACAAGGTGGTCCGAGGAGAGTTCAAACTTGAAAAAGAGGTGTCAAGGTGAGTGATCTATCCACCCAACTCACTATGGGTAACGCTGATTTTAATGTTGTTGTTGAAGACCGACGAAACATTGTTGAGATATCTAGAGAAGAACCCAACATCATTCAGGTTAAATTGCCGGGTGTTGCAAGCAATCCCAATGTTGTATATGGCGCTGGTGTGCCTTGGGAAATAGAGATTGAGATCTAAATGCCCTCTATTGCCTCAGATTATGGGAATGTCGGCGACATCTACATTGATACGCTTACTGGCGATTTTTATGGTCCGAAAACTGAGGCAGGGTGGCCGGACACGCCCTTTTTCACTGCTTTGTCTTCAGCGACTATTGACGCCGCTGTTCTTAACGACAGAAAGATCCATACCCAAAGTAGCGCCTCATCCACATGGAACATCACGCACGAATTAGGCGGAAGACCGTCTGTAACCATCGTGGATAGTGCAGGAACAGTAGTGGTTGGTGATGTAGTATATAATAGCAACACAAGTATAACGGTTTCATTTTCAGCCCCCTTTTCTGGTTTCGCTTATTTGACGTAAGGATTTAAATAAATGGCACAAAAATTCGTAACAAATTTAAATCTCAATCAGAACCAGTTAATTAACGGTAAATTTGAGGTTCTAGCATCTGATCCTTCAACCGACAACTTTGAAGGTCGTTTAATTTATAACAGCACCGAAAAAACCATCAAGGTTTATACGGGTTCTGCATGGCGCAAGATGCTTCACGGCATCACCAGCACTGGTGATCAATCCGAAGCACTAACGATCTCTGAAGCCAATGGTGCTGTAACGATTCAGCCAAACCTTGCTACATCGTCCAATGACGGTGTCATGTCGGCTGCTGATAAAACAAAACTTGATGCAGCAGCAGTTGCTGAAACCGCAAACACCCTTGTTCTTCGCGATGGTAACGGTCGTTTCAAAGCCGCAACCCCTTCTGCCGATCTTGATGTTGCAAACAAAGGATATGTTGACGCGGCTCGCACAGGTCTAGATGTTAAGGCATCCGTAAAAGTTGCGACAACAGCGCCTATCACTATTGCTACTGGTCTTGAGGCTGGCGATGTTATTGACGGGTACACGCTCGTTGCTGGCGACCGTGTTCTTGTTAAGAACCAAAGTACCGCTTCAGAGAACGGTATCTACATTGCTTCTGTTTCTGGTTCCGCTTCACGAGCAACTGACGCAGACAACAATGCTGAAGTCACGCCGGGCATGTTCACCTTCGTTGAAAACGGAACAACTAACGCAGACAGCGGTTGGGTTCTCATCACCGATGGCGACATCACGGTTGGCACAACTGGTCTTGCATTCTCACTCTTCTCAGTAGCGGGAAACATTCTTGCAGGTGACGGTCTTTCAAAAACTGGCGATGTTCTTAATGTCAATACAGGCGTTGGTATTGAGATTCATTCCGACGCTTTGCGCATCAAATCAGATGCCGCTGGTGATGGTCTTGGTTATGACGCAGGTGTTCTTTCTGTAACTATTGGTGGTAGCACTGGTCTTGCAATCACCTCTGATGCTGTCGGTATCAAACTTGACGCAGCGATTGCTGGTCTTGCCACCACCGCTGATGGTCTCAAGATCAAGTCGGACATTGCTGGTGATGGTCTTACATACACGGCAGGTGTTCTTAGCCGAAATGTTATTGATCTCGCACAAGGCTCCGATGACACCACAGGAACACTCCCTGTTGATCAGGGTGGTACTGGTGCCACAACCGAATCAGGTGCTCGTGAAAGCCTTGCTGTTGGTGGTGACACAGGAACCCGTACTTCCACAACCCCGACTCTTGCCCGCAAAACCACTCAAGTTATTGGTGACGCGAGTGCAACATCTTTTGCAATTGTTCACAACTTCAACACTCGCCTTGTGCAAACTGAAGTTTTTGATTCCGCAACATTTGATACAGTTATCGCCGATGTTGTACGAACCAACGTGAACACCGTTACGGTCAGTTTCTCTGTTGCACCCGACGCTGGCGCATACACGGTTGTAATAACAGGTTAAGAATTCACAAAACAAACACCTTGAGGGGTGTTTCATATTTTGAAAAACGGTTGAGGCTGAATTTCTATGACAAAATTTGTTGGAACACCGCTTCGCGGGTTTGACTTTAGTAGCGTTGCTTCCGAGGCACTCTCAGCAAGAGTAAATTCAGATACTGTTCCAAGAATCCGTATTGATGCTGGCGGAAAAATTACTTGGGGTTCAGGTTCAGCCACTGGTGATACGAATCTTTACAGGAGTGACTCAAACACCCTGACAACAGATGATGTTTTTGTTGCTACTGGTGGCATGGTCACATTGACAACAAATGGTGCCCCTAACGCTTCCCTGCCGAACGGTGCGCTCGCCGTTGACACAACGAACCATGTTTTCTACTACCGTTCCAACTCAACTTGGACTCAGGTGTCCGCAGGAGAAGGAGGAGGTGGGGCGAATGTAACCATTTCTTCAACTGCACCAGCAGACCCAGAGAACGGAGATCTTTGGTATAACAATGTAAGCAACCTCCTTTACATTCGCGACGGTGGTTCGTGGGATACTGTAAGTGGCGCTGTTGCGCTTCCAGATCTAGACGGAGGAAACATATCGTTACCTGAACTCTACGAGGCTGAAGTGACCAACGGTGTGATGGCAGTCTTTGATGGAGGGATAGCGGCATGAGCGTAAAAATTCAACTTAAAAGAACTACCGCTTCTGCGTGGACGTCTCTCAACCCGACGCTTGATAACGGCGAGTTTGGTTACGAAACCGATACCGCTAAATTTAAGATTGGTAATGGCTCAACTGCTTGGACAAGTTTGGCTTATGCCAATGCCAACCTTTCTGTTGCGTCGCTTGATGCACTTTCTGATGTCACGATTACCAGCGCAACTAACGGTGATTTTTTGCGATGGAACGGATCTGCGTGGATTAACGATGCGGTAAACCTTTCAACCGACACAGTTGGTTCATATGTTGAATCACTTGTTGCGGGTACTGGTGTTACGGTAACCAATAACTCTGGAGAGGGTGCTTCACCGACAATTGCCATTGGTCAATCAGTCGCAACAACGGATTCACCAACATTTGCTGGTTTGAACCTAAACGGAAACATTGTTTTTGAAGGTGCAACCGCTAACGAGTTTGAGACAACTCTTTCTGTAACCGACCCAACAGCCGACAGAACGATTACCCTACCTGATGCAACGACAACCCTTGTCGGCACGGATACGACTCAAACGCTTTCTAATAAAACTCTTACCACTCCAACCATTAATGGACCAGAAATTACGGCTACTGGTGGAACTCCAAGAATTCATGGTATCTATCTCCCAGAACCACATTTCATTACTTTTGAAGGTTCAACAACAGACGAACATGAAACTGTTTTAACGGTTGTAAACCCAACCGCTGATAGAACTGTAAGCCTTCCTGATGCAAGCGGAACTCTTGCCATAAGTGGCACCATTGCTCTTGGCACCGACACAACTGGCAATTATATAAACGACATTACCGCTGGAACTGGTGTAACCGTTACCCACACTCCCGGAGAGGGAACTAGTCCAACAATTGCAATTGGGCAGGCAGTAGCGACGAACAGCAATGTCACATTCAATGACTTGACGGTGAGCGGAAACCTAACAGTTTCTGGTACGACCACATCTATTAATACCGAGACTCTCACGATTAATGACAATATTGTTGTCCTTAACAATAATGTCACTGGTTCACCCACGGAGAATGCAGGTGTAGAGGTTGAGCGTGGAACATCTGCAAATGTGTCTGTGCGTTGGAACGAAACTTCTGACAAGTGGGAAATAACAAACGACGGAACCAATTACGGGGACATCGTAAGTACCTACGACACGGGCACTGTTTCTACAGCGATGATCGCATCCGATGCCGTAACTACAAACAAAATTAATGACGGAGCAGTCACTAATGCAAAAGTTAGTGCCACCGCGGCGATTGTTGACACCAAACTTGCCACGATTTCTACAGCAGGGAAAGTATCAAACTCGGCGACAACTGCCACCAATCTTGACGTCGCTAATGCAATTGTTGCTCGCGACGCAAATGGGGCGTTTTCTGCTGGATCAATTACCGCTTCGCTCAACGGTAATGCAAATTCGGCAACGGTTTTGCAGACGTCAAGGAATATTGCTGGTCAAGCATTTAACGGTTCAGCAAACATCAGTATTGCACCGACAGATCTAACTGGAGTTACTTCAACTGCTGCTGAGATTAATGTTCTTGATGGCATAACCTCAAGTACAGCAGAACTCAACATTCTTGATGGGGTGACTTCATCAGCAGCCGAAATCAACATTCTTGACGGTGCAACCCTTTCAACAACAGAATTAAATTATGTTGACGGCGTAACTTCGGCGATTCAAGCACAAATAGACCTTAAAGCACCTCTTGCTAATCCTACTTTTACAGGGACAGTTGCTGGCATTACATCAACGATGGTTGGTCTCGGCAATGTTAATAACACATCTGACGCAAACAAACCCATTTCTACTGCGACACAAACTGCTTTGGATCTTAAAGCACCAAGCGCAAACCCGACTTTCACAGGAACAGTAACGGGGGTCACAGCATCTCATGTTGGTTTAGGGAGTGTCAATAACACTTCTGATGCTGATAAACCAGTTTCCACTGCGACGCAAACAGCCCTAGATCTAAAAGCCAATCTTGCTTCTCCGACATTCACCGGAGCACCGACACTTCCAACCGGAACGGTTGCTGTCACACAGACCGCAGGAAATAATACGACAGCGCTTGCGACAACAGCATTCATTCAAACCGCTTTGGGTAACTACCGACGCATGACCGCGTCCGATACCGCTCCTTCGGTTGATGTAACCGCAGGAGATTTCTGGTATGACACTACTGGCTTAAATCTCTACATTTATTTTAGTTCTTCGTGGGTTCAGATAACAATTGATGAGCCTATGTTCTTTGAATTATCAGAACTCATTGGTGTTGTTATTGATGATGACCTGCTCCCAAATCAAACATTAAGGTTTGATGGGGTTAGTGGGAATTGGGTCAATTCTTTTCCGCGCCAGAACATCACTAATTCTTCACTCACCACATATGGGGTTACATCTACGAATAGTGGGAGTATGATTGTCCTTGATTCCTCTTCGGCGGTTTCCGTCAACTTGGGCACATGGACAGATGCAAATATTGGGGAAAAAGTTGACATCGTTCAAAAGGGGACTGGTCAGGTGTCAATCACCGTTTCTGGTTCGGTATCAGTGGTTTCCCCAAGCAACTCGGTAACCACACGAGTGAGATATTCCATGATTACGGCAACCTGTATTGGGGCTAACCTATTTCTACTCTCAGGCGACTTAGCCTAATTATAAATATATGTTTAATTCATCCATTCTTTTTGATGTAGAATAATACTGTATTATTGCTGTATGGCTGTTACCTTTCCTTCTAATCCTGCGAACGGTGATCAGTTCACGGCAGGTAATAAAGTCTTTCAACGCTTTGGAACCAGATGGCGACGGGTTGCGGGGATAGTTGTGTGGGAATCAGGTACAGCATCTAACTCAACGATCAGCACAGATCCGTTGGACGAGATTGACGGAGGAAATGCATAATGGCATACAAAAAGATCATACTGCGACGAGACACAGCGACAAACTGGACATCAGCAAACCCTACGCTATCTGGCGGTGAAATGGGTGTTGAAACCGACACCCTCAAGTTTAAATTAGGCAATGGTTCAACTGCTTGGAACTCTCTCGGCTATTACGCTCCACCAACCTTGGACGAAGTTGGCGATGTAACAATCACAAGTGCGTCTAACGGTCAGTTCTTGAAATGGAACGGATCAGCGTGGGTTAACGACACTATTGATCTTGGTACAGACACTGCTGGCGGATATGTTGCTTCGCTTGTTGCGGGAACAGGTGTGACCCTCTCCAACAACTCTGGTGAGACCGCAACACCGACAATCGCTATCGGTCAGGCAGTTGCCACGGACAGCAATGTAACCTTTAATGATCTTACGGTTTCAGGAAACCTCACTGTTTCTGGCACTACTACCACCTTAAATACAGAAACATTGACAGTAAACGACAACATCATTGTTTTGAACAACAACGCTTCTGGCGCGCCCTCGGAGAATGCTGGTATTGAAGTTGAACGCGGATCGTCAGCGAATGTTCAAATTCGTTGGAATGAAACAACCGATGTTTGGGAAGCCACCGTTGACGGCAGTGTTTACTCCCCGCTCGTAACTGAACTAGAACTTGAAGAACGCCTCGGAGAAGAGCATTGGCATGAAGGCGTCGTGTTGGCAACAAACGCCGTACTACCCAACAACCCTACCTACGCTAACGGAACTACCGACGCAGATGGTGGTCTTGGTATTGGGGCGACGCTCACAGGAACATCAAACGGTCGTTTGGTCGTTGATACAG